TCAAATGAAGACACGTAAAGGGTTACGTGGTAAAGGCGGTAAGAAGGAATCGAAGTAATGACAATTTACGTGTGTGGATGTGTTACGGATGGCGAATGGTATCCTATCCACTGTTGTGAGGCGTGTGATTAATGGGGAAGAAACGTAAGAAGGGTCCTAAAAGAAAAGATAAGAAGAGACGGTACTGATGTCTAGACATAATTTATTACCAATACCTAGTCAAACACTAGATTCTTTTAAATCAGCATCACAAGACCCTAGGATGCAAGCATCTCTTTTTGGAGAGCTAGCTAATGGAAAGAACCCAGAGCTTGAAGCAGCATCAAGTTCAGTTCTTAATTTAATAAGAGGACAAGGAACTGACAGAGCATTAAATTCTTTAGAAGCGTTTACAATGCCGGGGAATAATGAGCCTTTTAATGCAGCTATGAACAGGCCGTTTACACAGCCTAATCAAGAATCATTTGAACAGATTATGAATGTGTTTAATTCTCAGATACAAGACCCGTCTAAGATACAAGATTTTAATCAGTTTAGATCCAACCCAGAAGGAACACAGGGAACGAAGATAGGGCGACACAGATTTTTTAAAGCAGACGACAGAGTTCAATCAGGTAATGGAGCAGAGATACAGAGACTTCTTAAGTCTAAAGGATTTGATCCAGGTACAATAGATGGATTTTTTGGTAAAAAGAGTAAAGAAGCATTAAGACAATTTCAAAAATCAAGAGGACTCAAGGTAGACGGGATACTTGGGCCTAATTCTATGAGGGAGCTATATGCCAGGTAGCAGAGCACAAAAAGATGAGATGCTAGAAGATCCTAATAAAGAGGAAGAGAAAGCTGAAGAAACTCAACTTAACCCTCTTCTTTCTCAGTTAAGCGAAGAGAAGCAGGAAGAACTTGTACAGATTGTAATGGAAGACTACACTAACGCTACCAACGCGCGTAAGAAGGAAGACTGGGGAACGGATAAATTAGGTAAGGGAGTTGACTTTGAAACGAAGTATGCTGACCTGATTTCTTTATATGAGGGAGCGGATGAAGTTAGACCTGAAGCGTGGATGTGTGGTCGATCCCTCAAGATTGCTCAAGCCATAGTCGAACTGCTTGTGGCGAGACTTCTACCCGCGGTATGGAATGAGAACAGCATAAGGTGGCGTCCTGTTGAATTTACTGATAAGAAGCGTGTAGAACGGGTTAATCGTATTATGAAGTGGACTACGATGGTATGGATGAAGATGCAGCGTGATATTCACGATTTCATACGTTCAGCGATTATGATGGGCACTGTGTACACTGAACCTTACTGGTCAGTAAAGAAGAGAGACATTGATAAGACGGAACAGGTTCCTGTTCAAGGAGAAGACGGACAGCAGTTGACAGACCCTATAACAGGGGAAGGTATGACGATTGAGACTAAACTTCTTCATATTGATGAAAAGCCTGCATTAAGATTCATTCCTGTAACTAAAGTGTTAACTCAACCCGGACAAACAGATATAAACAAAGAAGCAATTATTAAACTTGAGAATTTCTATTACCACGAACTTGAGGCTATGCAAGAGCAAGGGATAGCACAGAACGTGACAGATATTTTAAAAGGACAAGTTGATAAGATAATTACAGATAAATTTGGAGAAGAACTAGAGAAAGCCGAAAAGATTGCGGACATGAACGCGAAGAGACGTATGCACCCTGTAGATGTACTTGTTTGGTACGGAGAGTTTGACGCGGACGATGACGGATTTGCAGAAGAGATTATAGCTATGGTGTCCTTGAAAGAAGAGGTATTTATACGAGCTATTAAAACATCAAAGGTATCTAGGACAGGGAAACGTCCTATTAAGCAGACTAACTTTATCCATCGTATCCACAAATTGCTGGGGATCGGTGTTCTTGAACAAGTCAAACCATTAGCTGAAGAGATAGACGCTTGCTTTAGACAACTTCAAGATGCGAATACATTATCTATTATGCGATGGGGTTTCTATGACCCTAACTCGGACTATTCCCCTGATGAACACGTGGCGAAACCACGTGCTATGTACCCTGTGACCAATCCCCAGCAAAATGTGTTCTTCCCAGAAATTAACATACCTATTGAGCGATTACTGAATGCGATTAGACTTGTCCTTGAGTTTGTTGAAAGATTGACGGCAGCTTCGTCTTTCATGCTTGGGAAAGAATCTGAGATCGCAGGAGGATCGGGTACTGCCACCCGAACTCAAGTAATCGCTTCTTCAGCTGAGACTCGTTTTAACTTGCCAGCCATGAATTTAAGAGAAGGCTTAGCGGAGATACTTACGGAGATATTTAACCTTTGTCATTTAAATATGCCAGATGGCCTAGAGGAACGTATTCTTGGGGAAGATGGTGAGAAGATTTTTGGTAATACTGAAGAAATTACAGATGCGTTCTCTACTGAAATGGACGCGTTCTTATTGCCTAATGCTGATTTCGGGGATATTAATACTGGTAGGGAGCTTGCTGTACTTCTTTATGATAAGTTTGTTACTGGCGGCAACCCTCTTATTGTTGGGGACGTCAATCGTATTTATCACGCTACGGCGAATGTATTTAAGGCTTATGGGGAAGACCCGAGAGAATGGCTTGGGCAACCTGGGACCAAGAAAGAAACGAATGACCCAGAAGTAGAACACACTATTATGAGGGAAGGACGGATTATACACGCTGAACCTCAGGAGAACCATTTAGAACACATCCAAGTGCATATGCAATATATAAACGGGCTGGGACCAGACGCGTTACTGTGGCCGCCAGGAGCACTTGATAATTTACGTAAGCACATACAACAACACGAACAATTACTTCAATTAGTTATGCAGTTTCAACAAGGACAGAAGAAAGGAGGAGGACTTGACAATCAACAAGCAAAGCCAGGAGAACCTACAGCAAATGGAGGACTATCGTCAGGAGCTGGAGGCAAACCTAATATTTCGTCAGATGCGAACCCGGCTTCAGCTTCTCCACAGAACCAGACGGCAGGAACAACGCAAGGCACTCCAGCAGTCGGATAGCAGTAGAGTGTTTGCTTTGGAAGGCGAAGTTTGCGGTATTGAACAAGCATTAGAAACGTTTGATTTAACGAATCACTTAGAAAAACCTGTTAAGGAGAATATTATTCCCTTAAAATATTAAGGAGGGCTTAAATGCCAAAACCCGAAGACGAGGACGAAGATTTAATAGAAGAAGACATAGAATTAGAAGATGAATTAGATGATGAGGATGAGTTAGAAGTTGATTTAGATACAGTAGACGATACGGAGGATGAGAAGCAGAAGCGTGATAATAAAGCGTTCGCTGCTATGCGTATAGAGAACAAGAGGCTTAAGGAAGAATATGACCGGTTAAGAGATGAAAGAGATAACAGACCTGACCCGGAACCTGTGCATCCTGTACCAAATACGGACGACCCATCGAATTGGAATGAGAAGCAGTGGGACGAGTTAGCAGAGAAGGACTGGAAGCAGGCAGTAGACCTTAGGTCTCAGATAAACGCGCAGAAGGTAATGCAAGACCAGACGCGAGTAGAGAAGGCAAATAAAGTACTTGTTGATTCTAAACAGAAAGTGCTTTCTCGGCATCCAGAATTAAATGACGGTAATAGTGAGAAATCTAAAATATTCAAACAAATTCTATCAGACAATCCAGAGTATATAAACCAAGCAAAAGGTCCTGTGTGGGCTATGCGAGACATGGAAGAATATATGAAGGATACCTTAGGATATAAAGATAATGATATTGTTAGTGCTGAAAAGAGAGGGGCTCAACGCGAAGTAGCCCGCCAGAGCAGGATATCAGTAAGCTCGCAGCAAGGCAGGTCCGGAGGGGAAGGAAAAGTTGTTAAGTTAAGTAGAGATGATTTAGATTTCTGCAAGCACAACGACATTGACCCTAAAGAATTCGCTAAGAACAAACACAAGATTGAAAAATCTGGTAAAGAAGGAGTCCAAGTATGAGCGCTACCAAAAAAGATATTAAAGAAGAAGTAAAAGATATTGTCCAAGAAGAAGTGAAACAGGAACCTACGGC